TGCACAGTTTACCGTATATCCTAAAAAAGGTTTTTATGATTGGCACATGGATCTCAATGCTTTTGGTCAAGAAGGTCAGAACCCAATTAGAAAAATATCTATGACTTGTTTACTATCAGATCCATCAGAGTTTACAGGTGGCGATCTTTTATTTTCAGAGATGGGTGATAACAAACCACTGCCCTTGAAACAAGGACAAGCTATATTCTTTGCATCATTTTTAAGACATAAAGTTGCGCCAGTTAAAAAAGGTGTGAGAAAATCTTTAGTAATGTGGTTTGGAGGGCCACCTTTTAAATGAAAAATAAAAATCAACTACAAAGAAAAATATTATTTCCAACCGCTGTGTATTTTAAAGATGTAGCAAATGCAAAAGAACTAAATAAATATTTATTTAAAGAAATAAAAAAATGGCGTAAAGCAGATCCTGAAGGAGAAAAGAAAACAAACTCTGGTTTTGGCTGGCATAGTAAAACCGATATGGATAAAAGGAAAGAATACAAACCTCTTATAGATGAACTTTTTCAAATGGCTTACGAGTGTAATAAAGATTATGGTATATCTGGTAAACTAGGACTGGGTAATATGTGGGCTAATATTAATCCAACATATAGCTATAATAAAACACATACACATCCTAACTCACTTTGGTCGGGTGTGTACTACATTAAAGTACCAAAAAACTCAGGCAAACTATTTTTAGAAGATCCAAGACCAGGACCAAATACACACATGCCTAATAGAGAACCAAACTTACCTGAACAATTATGGAGAGTATGTGCTTATGAACCCATAGAAGGGCGTATGATTTTTTTTCCATCTTGGCTGCCACACGGTGTAGATATAAACATGAATACAGACAAAGGTGATAAAAATTGGAGAATATCTGTATCTTATAATTTTATACAAGTATCATGAGTTTTAAAAAAAATAAATATCAAGTGATTCGTAGCGCTATATCAAAAGAAGTAGCAGACATTGCCTATAGGTATTTACAAATATCAGCAGAAGCAGATCACTGGATGTTAAACAATGGTGTAACTCATGCAGGTAATAAACTTGTTGGTAATTTTAACGATGCACAAGTTCCAAACTCTTATGCTAAATACGGCGATAGATTAATGGAAACATTACTAGTTAAGACCATAGATGTGATGCAGAAGAAGACAGGACTTAAATTGGTGCCTACTTATTCTTACACAAGACTCTATAGAAAAGGTAATATTTTACGAAGACACAAAGATAGACCTAGTTGTGAGATATCGACTACCTTAAATCTAGGTGGAGATAACTGGCCCATATTTATCGATCCTACGGGGTCTAACAACGTCATAGACGAGTATAAAAATATACATAAGCCTGGTGCACCCAAGGGTATAAAAGTAGACCTAAAACCAGGAGATATGCTTATTTACTCTGGTTGTGAATTAGAGCATTGGCGAGAGCCTTTTGAGGGTCAATTATGTGGCCAAGTATTCCTACACTATAATCATGCAGATGGACAGTTTGCAAAGTCTAATTTGTATGATAAAAGACCTATGCTAGGAATAGTCAAATAACGTTGAATATCAACGCAATCTAATATAATCTGGAGATCTATGCTACAAAAGATAGGGTTTTTACCTGGAATAAATAAACAGATTACCGCAACTGGAGCTGAAGGACAGTGGATAGACTGTGATAATGTTCGTTTTAGGTATGGTACACCCGAAAAGATAGGTGGTTGGACACAACTAGGAGCTGATAATATTACAGGTGCAGCTAGAGCTTTACATCAATTTACAAATAGTGAAGGTCGAAAGTATTCTATTATAGGATCAAACAGAATTTTATACGCTTATTCAGGTGGTGTATTCTATGACATACATCCAATTAAATCTACAACAACACTTACGAATGCGTTTAGCACAACCAATGGTGAAACGACCGTTACAATAAACTTTTCTACCACTCACAATATTCAAGCAGGTGATATTATATTATTAGATAACTTTTCAACCGCAACTAACTCTGATTTTGCAGCAGCAAATTTTGATGACATAAGATTTATGGTAACAACTGTACCAACATCAAGCACACTTACAATTACCATGCCTTCTGCAGAATCAGGATCTGGTGCATCTGAATCAGGCGGCATTAGAGTTAGACATTATTTTAGAGTAGGACCAGATGTGCAAGCACAAGGTTTTGGTTGGTCTTTAGGATCTTGGGGTGGTGAAGCTGTAGGAGCATACACAACTGTTTTATCAGCGGACATATCAGCAGCTGCTACAAGCATAACATTAAACGATGCTTCTCAGTTACCAAGCTCTGGAACCAACTTTATAAAAATAGGAACAGAAGAAATATCTTACACAGGTATTGCAGTTAACACACTTACTGGTGTAACAAGAGCTGTGCGAAACACAACAGCCGCATCGCATTCTGCTGGAGCTACAGTAACAAATACATCTGATTTCGTAGCATGGGGTGAGGCAGCATCAGGTGACTTAATTATAGATCCTGGTATGTGGTCCATAGACAACTTTGGTGACAAAGCTATTTGTTTAATTGTAGATGGTGAGTGTTTTGAATGGAACTCTGCAGCAACAAATGCAACAGATTCAAGAGCCACGATTATAACTAACGCACCAACAGCATCAAGACACATGCTGGTATCTACACCAGATAGACACTTAGTTTTCTTTGGCACAGAAACAACGATTGGTGATAAAACAACACAAGATGATATGTTTGTTAGATTCTCTGACCAAGAAGATATTAATACGTATACACCTACGGCAACCAATACAGCTGGTACACAGAGACTGGCCGACGGATCACGGATCATGGGAGCAATTAGAGGTAGGGATGCAATCTATGTATATACAGACACAGCTTTATTCCTTATGCGTTTTGTTGGTCAACCCTTTACGTTTGCCTTTGTGCAAGTTGGAACAAACTGTGGACTTATTGGTAAGAACGCAGCGGTAGAGGTAGATGGAGCTGCATACTGGATGTCAGAGAATGGTTTTTTTAAATATGCAGGTGCTCTACAATCATTACCATGTTTAGTAGAAGACTTTGTTTACGATGATGTCAATTTAGATTCTGGTAACCAGATGATATCTGCAGGACTTAATAACTTGTTTGGTGAAATCATGTGGTTCTATCCAACAGCAAACTCAGCTGTGGTAAATAAAATGGTATCTTATAATTACTTTGACTCCACACCACAAAGACCTGTGTGGACCGTAGGCACATTAGCTAGAACAGCATGGGCTGATTCTGCTGTGTTTGGCAAACCACATGCCATGGAATACGATGCAGATGGTGTTGAGCCAGCTACTTCATCTACATATGTGCAAGGAAACACGGATGGTATTACAACATACTATCAGCACGAGACAGGAACAGATCAAGTTAAAAGCGGAACAGTTACAGCTATCACTGGCACGATAACATCTGGAGATTATGATATAACAGCAACAAGAGAAGGCACATCTACATTTAGAGGCGATGGTGAGTTCTTGATGAAGATTAGAAGATTTGTACCAGACTTCATATCTCAAACAGGAAACACAAGAGTAACGTTGAATTTAAAGAATTATTCTAATGATACAGCGGCAAGTTCTTCATTAGGACCCTTTACAGTTAGCTCATCAACGACTAAAGTAGATACAAGAGCAAGAGCTAGAGCGGTAGCTCTAAAAATAGAAAACACAAGCACTAGTCAAGACTGGAAGCTAGGCACATTTAGATTAGACGTACAACCGGATGGTAGAAGATAATGGCAAATGGAATTGATTATAGAGTAGGACCTTCAAATAAAACACTTGAAGCTATGTTAAAAAGTGACATTCCTGAAATTGTAGAACAAGCACGAGAAGTAATTAGATCACAGGGTCTTGATAATATTAACATGGGTCAAAATCAATTTTTACAAAGTGGTATTACGAGATCTCCAGGAGCAATAGATTTTAGACAAAGAGAAGTAGACAGGCTTAGACAAGATCTAGAAACCACTGGAAGAGATCCAGCGTTTATAGAAAAAGTTACACTTGGTTTAGATAAATTATATCAACCAGTAGAGTTTGGACCTGTTAATGTAAAACCTTTAAATGTTTTAGGTGCGCTTAGTCCAGTCCCTTTCGTACCACAACTTACTGCTTTATCAGGAATAATAGGAGCAGCACAAGGTATTGGAGGAGCTTTACAAGATAGATTTGGTATAGCAGGAGTTCCTACAGTTGATCAATTTGGAAATTTATTTACTGGTGAACAATTAGATAGAATGAATGCTTTAGGAGGCTACTACTCAGATCCAGCAAGACAATCAAGACAAAGAGATAGAAGAATACAAAATATATTTGATAGAAGAGCGGCAGGTAAATCTTTTTCACAAAAAGTATTAGATGATTTACTAGAGAAAAAAGCGCAAGAAGAAGCTGCAAGACAAGCGGCAGCGAGACAAATACAAGAACAAAACAGAGAACAAGGAACGGGTGGTTATCAATCTAGTTTTGCTGATGATAGTGATTTTATGGAAGGAAGCGGAACAGCCGCTGAAATGGGTAGTTTTTAATGGCAAAGATAGTGCAAGTATTAACAAGACCATCACCAACTTACAGGCAAGATGTTGCTGATGCACAGGTAAGGGACCTTGATGGTATCTTACAAAAATTAAACACAACGTTTCAACAAGAATTAAAAGATGAGATGGAAGCAGAGAACTTCTTTATAAATTAATGGCAAATAGTTTTATAAATAAAAAAGCAGATCTAACGACTACAAATCTTACAACACTATACA